TGGTTTCTTTAATTTTTCCCTTATATAAAGGCATGATACGTATATCTCCAGGGGAAGCTGCGTTTGAAGATGCTTCATACCATTGAGGATATAGTTTTACTCCACTGTTTTTTAATTTTTCAAAATTAGATTTAGATATTTCTCTAAGTTCATTCTGATTCATTTCAAGTAATTGAATCTTACCACGGTATCCTGTTCCAAAAAGTCTTTTCTCAAGGATACTCCAAAAATGATCACTCCATTTAATATTTGGTTGTTTGGGAAGACTATGCCCAATAAGTTTCCATAACGCATCGACAGATTCTTTTCTAGATACTGTGGTGCCCTTTCCAGCAACTAGTTTCATATATTTTTCTCCCTCATTTAGTTTAGAAGAAGGGACTACTCCTTTAAACATATCATATATTTCCGGAAGTGAATTATAAATTCCACCACTATGAACACTAACACTATCAGATTTTAAAGAAAAATTTAATTCACTTCTTAAGATTCGTCTACCATCAGCAAAAATTTGTATGGTGACATCCTGTTTTATCTCACCACCACTAGTTTCTCCCCCAATACCATCGGCATCCACAGTCCATTGAACTACATCGTTTTTTCCATTTTTTAAATATTTTTCTTTAGCTTTTCTCAAATCATTAAAAAATTGAGACTGCCTATTCTCAAGCAGATTGATCATTTTCTTTTTAATAGAGTTATACTTAGCATCTTTTACGGATCCTTTTTTTTGCTCTTCCTCTATTAATTTCTTTAAATTTCGACCATAGTATAAACCAGTCTCAGCTTCTTTCACTCTTACCTTTAGTTCAACCTGAGAAAAATCAATATAACCTTTAGTTCCAATAGATTCAAAAAATTTTTGACCATCTTTTAAGACTTTACTCATAGAGGCAACCTTTGGAGAATCTTTTATTCTTAGTTTTGCTTCTTTTCCAGAAATAATGGTTAAATCATTACCAAATCTTTTTTTAGATGTTCCTAATTTTCCAGGAAACATATTTGAATAATCAACAGACTTTAATCCTTGACCAATTAGTTCTCCCAATTGGGTATCTATTCTTAAATCATTAATAAAATTTTGTATTTTTGTCTTACTTTTACCACTTTCCGGATCAATGAGGTAAGCAGCACAATACATGGCAAAAATACCTTCCATTACACTGCCTTCTTTTATAGACATTATACTTTATACTTTTTCAAGTATTTAGAATGGAGTTAATTAGTCCTTTTTCTTTTTTCCTCTACCAACAAACGCATCAAATTCTGCTTTCTGTCTCTTCTTACGCTCATCAGAAGAAATGCCATAGTCATGCCCAAAGTCTTGTCCAGTGGCACTCGTACCCATCTTTTTTCTTTGTGCCTTGAGACGCTTCTCACGACGTGCTGCCATTGCTGCTAAAGAATCTGCCTCTAAGATTGATTCAATCTCCTTCTCGGAGAACAATCCAGTTGCTTCCAATTCTTCTTTCCTTGCGTTATCGGTAATCTCAACCTCTTCTTTCTTATACTCAGGATGATCATCAACTTTCATACCACGTTTCTTCTCAAGACGTGCTTTACGTTCTGCAGTCCCCTTTTCGGGATCAGTGTCACGAATACCCTCTTCTACTTTTTGAGGAGCATAAATTTGCTTGTATGCGGTATCTAAATTTTGTAGATCGATATGATTCATTGACCTTTTTTACACTTTATAGGATTATTTATTATCCTAATCATCTCCAAACGTAAAGTTTCCAAAGGAACCACTGTCACCTAAGTTCCTATTCTCTAATTTATCCAGTACTTCATCCATTTTGATAACAGAATCAATTTTACTAATCAATTCCGAAATAACTCCACATACAAGAGGACGTTCTTGTCTTGCAGCAAAGGCAAGGGCATTTCTAAGATTTGATTCTGCTTCTTTTAAAGAATCTTCAACTGATTTAGATAAAGTCATTGATTATCTTCCTCCTTTTTATTAAAACCAAACGGACCTTCCTTTTCATCTAATGCAAATTTAAGTGCAAGTCCACCAACTGCTTCCATTACTTTGAGAACTTGTTCAGGTTTAGCATCCTCTCCAAGTTCTTTGGCAACGTACCAATACTTAGGCCAGAATGTTTCTCCTGCCTTTTGATAATCTTCAAGTGTTAATAGTTTCATTTTCCAACTCCATAATCGGGTGCATTTTTCTTTTCAAGTTCACGAATAGTTTCATGAAGTCTTTCTACTGCCTTACGCATTTCTTCAGTCTCTTCCCACTCAAAAGTATCACCCTTTGAGTTCTTCTTTGATTTTTTGGTCATACATCTCCTTCTTTACGATTTTCAGAATAGTGAACATCAAAATCTCCACCAGGATATCGTGCTTTGAGTTTATCAACATTCATCTCAATAACTTCATCGAGAGAAACATTCAGACCCATACATGCCTGAGCAACATACCACATGATGTCACCAAGTTCACGTTTTAGATGGAACATATTTTCTTCGTTGACAGGTTTACCTTGGAAGATAATCTTCTTTATAACCTCAGTAAATTCACCTGCCTCAGCAGACATTCCTACAGCAGCAGTTAGAAGTCGATGTGTTTCAAATCCTTGTCCACGAAGTTCTTGGATACGATATTCAAATGCATCGGCATCTTTACTTGGTTGAGATGTAACAGCATCTACAAACTCAAGATATGCATCAGTATTTACTCTATTAGTCAAAATTTAAATCCTCCAAATTTATCTTTAAATGATTTTGAGTTTTCATCATTATTATACTCCTCATCTTGACCATTGTCAAGAATGTCATCTTGTGCAGTTTGCTCACAATCATACAATCTCATTTTTGCACGATCAATTCCAACAATAAATCTCTTAAAGATAGTTGGATCATTATATCTATTTTTCAACTGCTTTACCATAATTTGTCCCAACTGCTCCAACTCATCTGTTTTAATAAGGGCAAACATAAGATCAGCAGTAGCAGGCAAACCAAAGGACTCACTAGTATCAGTGAGCTCAACATCGCTGCTACCATAACCTGAACGAGTGGTCTGCGTGGCAGAAACGATAGGGACGTTTGCCTCAACAGCCAACCCTCTAAGTTCTTCAGCAATAGATTTAATATATGAATATGAATTGACAGTGCTATTTCCCCGATACCTGCTGGAAGCACATATATTAAGGTAATCAATGAAAATAATATCAGGTCTAAATGACTTCTTAAGTGCAAGTTCATTAAGAAGTGATTTAAAGTGTCCTGCATGAGCAGCAGCAGTTGGATACTCTTTAATTATAAGAGTTCCTTGAGTTTTTTTGCAAAGTGAATTTACTTTCTTCTCAAACATAGATTTTGGCAAATCTGCAATATCTTGGATATTTACATTTAATAAGTTTGCGTCAATTCGCTCAGCAATTTTCTCTTCTGCCATCTCCATTGTAATATAGAGAACGTTCCTCCCCTGGAGCAACACGGAGCTAGCAATATGGCACATGAATAAAGACTTGCCGACACCTGTACCAGCAAGCGCGATATTAAGAGTCTTGTTAGGTAAACCACCTTTGGTAATTTTGTTAAAGTATTCGAGATCAAATTCAATTTTATCCTCCTTTCTATGGTATGTTTCGTATCGTTCTTCATAATCTTGTAAATAATCGTGTCCAATATGATTATCAAATGATACTGATAATGCATCAGAAAGTATTGATGGAATAGAATCTGGCAATTTCTTATCATCATTTCCATCAGCAATTTGAATGGATTCCATTAGTGCTAAGTAAATAGCACGATCTTTGCACCATTTTTCAGTGGTATTGATCAACCATTGATAATCTACATTTTTTTCCACAAGGTGTGAAATTTTTTCCACCAATTCTTTGAATTGACTTTCAGTTACATCACGACGTTTTTCAACCTCAATAGATAGTATCTCTTTAGTTGGTAATGTATCATATTCTAAAATAAATTCTGAAATAGTTTCAAAAACTATTTTTTCATTAAAATCATCAAAGTATTCATTACGAATAAATGGTAGGGATTTTCTACAATAATCTTCATTGAAGATCAGATTCTGTAGAATCATCACTTCCACTTTCTCCGAAGTTTCCATCATCATAACTAAATTCCTTTCGTTTCAATTCTTTTGATTTATTCAAATAATAATCACTTTCAGGTTCAGTAATAAGAGTCATTCCTCTTTTTATAAATTCTTCCCCTTTATCAGTTTCTTTAAATCTTTTTTCGTTGTTACAAGCCATAACTGAACTCCTGCTGTGCTATTGTATCTAATTTTTGCATCACCTCTTCGGTGAAGTATTCTTCTGGGTCTTTTAAAATTGCCTTGGCATAAACTTTTTTACCATTCATCTCATAACGACCCGCAACGTTCTTCCAAAGTCCTCCAATCTCACCCAATTCAAGAAGACCATAATATCTATCAAGACCACGCTCATCGTAATAAAGACGCACCGTAACATC